GTTATATCCGAAGGTGGTATTCGTAGAATGTCAAAGGGTGATATGAAGGCAGGAATTTATAGAACACATCTTGAAGAACTTGGAGATGTTCAGATCAATGTTGGAGACTTCTTAAAGTTTCAAGGAAAGTTCTACGAAGTATATGATGCAGGATATAACTTAGATAATATGGCAATGAAATTTGCTGGAGATAGAGATTTCATGTGGCAAGTGTTAGCAAAGGTTGTCCACGAAGATGTGTTCAATTCAATTGAAGGAGAATCGTAGTATGAAATTGTCAGAATTAAAGAATATTATAATGGAATGTATTGAAGAAGCCCGTATGGGTGGTAAACGAATAAAGGATGTTCCAATATATGATAAAAGTAAGAAAAAGATTCTTGGTTATGTGGATCAACGAGCAACATCTATTGGTGCTTCCAAAGAAGTTGGTGCAAAGGCTTGTCTGTATGGGAAAGTTGATGGTAAAAATTGCTGGATAGTCAAAGAAGAAAGGGACTATAAAGCAGAATATAGGAACTACCAAGGAACAGAACAACAAAAGAAAAACAGGGCAAAAAGAAACAATGCCAGACGTAGGTTAACAAGAAGTGGTAGAGTTCATAAGGGCGATGGAAAGGATATAGATCACAAGAATCCATTGATAAGTGGTGGGTCTAATGGTGATCATAATATCGGGGTTGTAAGTAAATCGAGCAATAGGAGTAGAAAATAATGAAATTAAGTGAATTGAAGATGATTATAAGAGAGTGTATTGAAGAAATAGAGTTAAATGAAGGATTAAGAAGAAATCTTAGACTTCTCAAATCAAGAAAACCGGGTTCCACAGATGCATTCAAAAAAGGAATTGCAAAATCTGTGAGAAGAAATGAACGTGGAATAGAGAAGGATGGTCAAGTTAATTTTGCCAATAAGAGATTACACGGAAACTGGGATCATCAAAATTCTGTTCTACCAACACTAGATGGACCAAAGAAAAAGAAGAAATAACCAATGTACGACAAAAGAATTCCACCCGGAAAAATTCTTGGAAAAATAGAAGAAACAGAATGGATAAATAAAAGTCCATTAACTGGTCAGACTACTATTTTCCCGAGAACTATTACCTTGGAGGACATTGATAAATCTGTTTTCGATTGGTTCAACTCTAAAGAGATTTACTTTGACAATAAAGGTGGAAAAAAGATTCCAGTGTTCTTTTTATCACAAGAAAAGTGGGCAGAATTTAAGCAAAGATGGCAATACATGGACTCGGATAGGGTTGTTGATTTTCCTTATATAACAATTCGAAGAAATGCTGTATCTCCTGCTAAACAACCAATAAAGGGAAGAATACCCGGAAAGACCTTTACAACATTTAAACTTCCGGTTCACACAAACTCCGGTCCAACTTTTAAGCATTACAAAATACCACAACCAATAAAAATTGACTTGTCCTATGAGGTAAGAATTCTAACTCATTACATTTCAGAAACAAATACTGTCAACGAACTCCTATTGAGGCATTTTGCAAGTTTGCAAGCATATTTAAATATTGACAAACACTATATGCCAATGATGATTGATTCAATAAATGATGAATCAGAAAATGACAATATTGTAGATGAGAGAATTATGCATACATTATATTCAATTCAAGTCAAAGGATATATCATAGACGAAAGTGAATTTGAAGAAAAATTGGGCATAAGTGACATTATCGTAAAAATAAAAGAAGAAACAAATTAAGGAAGGAAGTAAATAATGGCAGAAATTTTCGTTAGTCCGGGTGTTTATGTTAGAGAAAGAGATTTCTCATACTATGTTTCAAGTGTTGGGGAATCAGCGGCAGCAATTGTTGGTGAAACCAAAAAGGGACCGGCAATGCGTCCAACTCTCATTAAAAACATGGGTGAATTTAATGATATATTTGGAAAATTAGACCCAAATAAACTTGTTGGATATGCAGCAAAATCTTATTTTAAACATTCAAATCAAGCATACATCGTAAGAGTATTGGGAAATGATTCTCTAAGGGGGTCAAACGATCTTCTTAATATAAGAACAACTGGTGGAACTGTTGTTGCAAGTTTATTGTGCAATGGAACTCCAACCATAAGAATTAACAACTATGGTACAGTTGTGACTGCAAGCACAACTTTCCCAATCGTTTTAAGTGGAAGTGGTGGATATCTAATCTACAGTGGAAATGTAAACCTTGTTGATCCAACATCTCCAGTTTATATTGAGACACTATTCCCAAGAAACACTCAAGTAACGGCATCAGCATGTGCTCTGAACTTCTTATATTCAAATACAGCAAATGGTCTTGGTGCATTAACTGGTACTCAATTGCAGATTTCTTCTGCATCAACTGCTATGACAACTTCTGGTCCAATGAGAATAACTGGATTTACTCATGCAACTACTCCACTAATTGTTGGAGACATTGCAGACAGTGCATCGGAAGCAAGAGGATTATTCACAGTTCACACAATTAGTGATGGAAATGTTGCCAACAGTGATATCAAAGTTTGCATAGAAAATATCAACACAACAAATGGAACCTTTGATCTTGTAGTAAGACAATTTAGTGATACAAATGCATCACAAGTTTTACTTGAAAGATTTCCTAAGTTAACACTCAACCCAACCGATGACAGTTATATTGCAAGAATGATTGGGGACAGTGAAGATGAAACTGGAAATTATCAATTGGTGTCTAAGTACATTTATGTTGAAGTAGAACCAAATGCACCAATCAATGCAATTCCTTGGGGGTTCAATAGAATCGTGGCACCAGTTAGTGGGGCACCTGAATTCAAGATGACCACAGCATTTGTTGGAACAACATCTGTAAAGAGACAATATCTTGGTGTTGATTTCACAAATACTGATTCAGATTCATTGATGGGTGGATGGTCAAGTGCATGGGATACAACCGCAAGTGGAACACAGGGATATATTAAAGGGTTCCACATGAATAGTGGAGCAAGTGCCACATATTATCAGACTGGTCCGAGTGGAACATCTGCTTATGGAACAACTTATGGAAAATTTATCGTTCCATTAATTGGTGGAAATGATGGATGGGTAAACAGTGCTATGACAAGAGATTTATTGTCATCAACACCAAGCGCATCGGAATTGGCACAATATTCAACAGCACTTGACACATTGAGAAGTACAGAGGATATAGATGTTAATCTTCTTGCTGTTCCGGGTGTGGCAATAAACAGTTCAATTGGGCAATATGCAATTGAACTTGTTGAAGAAAGAGCAGATTGTTTCTACATTGGAGATATGCCAAACGGATATACTTCAGCAGCAGGCGCAGCAACAGTTACACCAACAATTGATACAAACTTCGCTGCAACATATTGGCCATACGTTAAAATCTATGATGCAGACAATTCTCAAGATGTTATGATTCCACCTACTCCACAAGTATTGGAAGCAATAGCATATACAGATCAAATCTCTTATCCTTGGTTTGCACCAGCAGGATTGAATAGGGGTCTTTTGACAGATGTATCAAGGGCACAGTATAAACTAACCCAAGATGACAGAGATACATTATATGAAGCAAAGATCAACCCTGTTGCAACATTTGCTGGTCAAGGAATTGCAGTTTGGGGTCAAAAGACTCTACAAACAAGAACAACTGCACTTGATAGAATCAATGTTCGTAGAATGATGATCTATGTTGAGAAAGTAATTGCAGGTGCAGCATTGTATCTCGACTTCGAACAAAATGATGAAACAACTTGGGATAGATTCAAGGGCATGGTACAGCCTATTCTTGACTTGGTTAAGATTAAGAGGGGTATCACAGACTTCCGTGTTATCATGGATGAAACAACAAATACTCCTGATATGATTGAACGTGGTCAAATGGTTGGTCAGATTTACATCAAGCCAACAAAGACTGCGGAAGTGATCCTTATCAACTTTAACTTAACATCACAAGGTGCTACGTTCGAAGAGTAAATTTTGTAAAATCGGGTGGCATCTTTTTGGTGCCACCCAATAACCTTTAAGAGAGAGAGAAATGAAACTATCAGAACTAAAACAAATAATTAGAGAGTGTATTGAAGAGGAATATATCAATGAAATTGGGCCAGCAAGAACTTGGAGAAAAACCCATCAAAAAATTAAAGTTGGTCAGCATGATCCACTTTCTGTACCACACATTCCTCATGATACTAAAAAGAATTCTCATGGCAAGATGCAGGGACACACACAGTATTTTGCAAAAGAATTATTAAAGCATCGCGCCCCAAGGATCGGAGCTAAAAGCGGACCAGCATTCTCCAAATATCAGGGTTCTAAAAATTATAATCCTAGTTCATACAAAAAGAGTGAAATAGGTCGCAAAGGTAGATAAACAAGGTGTTACCCAATAACCATTAAGAGAGAGAGAGAGAAATGAAACTAAGTGAATTAAAACAAATAATTAGAGAATGTATTGAAGAAATTACTATAAATGAAAAAGCACCAAGAAGGCCAGTTGTTGTTGAACCCGGTGCGTGGGAAAAACATCATGGTAGTAGATACACAAAAAGAGCAAACACTCTTGGTACTAATGATGGAAAGGAAGTACCTGTTCATAAGGCGGTCACGAAATCTGGTAAGAGAAAGGGGAAATTAACCCCAAAATCTCAAAATGCGTTAAAAGATGAACTAACATTTAGAAAAAATCAAAGGCACATATCAAATCGAGATCCAAGTTATAAAGATGAACCATATATGACACCATCTGGAAAAGAAGAAACATATAGGGCAAAGAGTTCATACAAAAAGAGTGGAATAGGTAGCAAAGGAAGATAAACAAGATGTCACCCAATAACCTTTAAGAGAGAGAGAGAAATGAAACTAAGTGAATTAAAACAAATAATTAGAGAGTGTATTGAAGAAGAATATATCAATGAGAAAGCACGGCACAGGCAGGCGTACAAGGCAAATAAGTTTGGAAACACTTATAAGAGTCAACTTGGACAAAAACGAAATTCAAGAGATCCTTATCATATGAGGTATCATGGCGAGACAAAACCAAGAGAAAATACATTGAGAAATAGAGATGACATTTTAAACAGGGGAGCCCCAGAAAAGAACCCAGCGGCAATGTGGGGTGGGAAAATGCCAGGAATTGGTTCAAGAGTTAAAGCGGCATTTGGAAATAAAGAAGAAAAACAGAGACTAAAGGGCGTAATGCCACAGTGGAGACAGGATTTAAAAAAAGAAAAATCAAGGAGTAATATTAAAAAACTACAACAAGGAAAACAAAATACTCAGCGAGTCGAGCGCGATGGTATCGGAGACACAGTAATTAGAAATGGGGTAAAGGTAAAATACTCACCAAAATCTTCATACAAGAAGAGTGGAATAGGTCGCAAAGGTAAATAAACCAAAGGAGAGTTACTTAAATGGATGACGTTCTAAAAAGGGCTGAAATAAAGCCAAAAAGTTCTAATGAAGAGTATACTATACCATTTGACATAATACATTTACCGTCAAAGGGGTTACTATATAAGGATGGTCCTCTTGCTGGAGTTGAATCAGTTGAAGTTCATTATTTAACTGCCATTCAAGAGGACATTCTAACCTCGCCAAATCTTTTGCAAAGTGGGAAAATGTTCGATGCACTATTATCAAGTGTTTTAAAGGATAAGAGAATTGATCCTGCTAAATTAACTCTTGGTGACAGAAACGCAATTATTATTTGGTTGAGATCAACCGGATATGGCGCAGAATACCCAGCAATGATATCTTGTCAGGCATGTGGTAAAGAGTGGGAAAACACATTTGACCTTTCAAAGTTAAAAATAAAGGAATTAGAAATTGAGCCAACAAGTGAAGGATATTTTGAATATACTTTACCACAAACTAAGTCAAAAGTTCTATTCAGATTTTTAACCTCAGAAGATGAAATTACAATTATGAAAAAGGTTGAGTCTGCCCAAAGAAAGCAGAATCAACAAATAGACAATTCAAACTCATTGAAAATGATGGCATCAATTGTTGAAGTAAATGGCAGTAGAGATCCGATCATCATCAAGAAGTTTGTAGAGTTTATGCCAATAAAGGATGCAAGATCATTTAGAGAATATGTAAATTCCAATGAACCGGGAGTTATCATGACTCAGGACTGTGAATGTCCAGCATGTGGAAACGAGTCAACGGAGGTAATACCGATTCGCGGAAACTTCTTTTGGCCTAACACCTGAATATAAAGCACATATATTGGAACAACTATTTCAATTACAATTTCATGGTAAAATGTCATTAGGAGATGCACAAAGACTTCCTGTGTATCAAAGAACATGGTTTATAGATAGAACAGGGAAAGAATTAGAGAATATTGCGAAAGCAATTGAATCAGAACAGAGAAAGGCTAAGAGTAAGGTGAAGTAATGGGAATATATGATTCGGGGTTAAGTTGTTGGGAAAGAAATCAAAGGGGACTTCCAGCAGATCATGCAGGAGAGGGAACCATTGACACAGAAGAAAATAAAGACCAAGAAATCGATGAATTAATCACTCAGATTCAATCGGATGTTAAAACTGATGTAGAGACTGGTGAGACACCTAAGAAAAAGAATAAAACTAAAAATCTATAGAAAAACGAGGGTGGATAAATAAAATGGGAGGGTGTTGTTGCCCCTCCCAAATTTTTATTCTTGATGTCTTTAACTTATTTTTCTTTGTTTTATCTTTTTCTCGTTAGACTTCAATTTCTTGAGTGGTCTACTTCTTTGTTTTATCTTTCTCTCTCTTAGAAGTTCAATACTGCACGGTCATAGACCATTGAGATTGTTATGTCTGCCAAACCATCGTCATCCATTGACAATGATCCCCAATTTGCATTTGTTACCATAACTCCATATAGTGTCCACTTTTCTACAACTTGTCCAGTTGGGTCTAACATCTTAAGAATAAGTGTTTTCTTATAACTGGCAGCGTATCCCATTCTACCAGTTGAAAATTCTATACATTGGCGAATCCAGTCAACAATTGCTTGACCAGTTGAAGGTCCAATGCAATCAATGAATGTAATGTCAATTCCTGCCCACTTTGCTTTTCCAGCAATGTGTGTTACAGTGTTCATAAATGGAATTTCAATGTCTGAAATTTCCAATGATGGTCTTGATGATGCTTGTACTGCCCATTCTGCAATTCCAACATCGGCAGGGAATTCAAAATACCATCTATTCTTTCTCTTTGGTTCTATATCAATTGGAACTGGTCTAAGCATGTTATCTAAAAAAGCCATCTCTATCTCCTTCATTGGTTTGGGTAATATAATTGATTTTAACAACATTAAATATGTTTAAAAATATTTAAATCCGATTATTTATTGGTACAAAGAGAGGATTTATATGGCTGATACTTTTGGAACACAAGGAAATATGGAGGGCATTAATAGGGCATCCAAAACTATGGCATCCAGTGCCGATAAATATAAAAAGGGTTCTGAAATATTCAGAACCAGTGTTGGAGAATGGTATTTCGGTGTTCAAATGCTCAAAGAGGCTATGAGTGGAAAAAATATTAGGGGTTGGTTAGAGGGAACTGCAAGCCTATCAAGTGCATTAAGAGATGTAATGGAAATGTTCACAAAGGCAAAGGTTGCCGACTTAATAACTGATCTTGGTGATACCATATACTCCACAAGAAAAGGGTTGCAACGAACATTTGGAATGTTTGGCTTTCAAAATGAAAAAATGGTCAAAGGATTAACCGATGTTGCAAAACGTAGTGCAAAATTTGGAGTAACTATTGAAAGTGCGTTGAGCACATATACATCTCTTGCCACAAAAATTGGAACAACAAAAGTTGGAACAGATTGGGTTGAACAAACAGCCATTATGGCAAAGTCGTTCCAAATGAGTGAAGATGCTGCATCAGATATAGCAAAGGTATTCAGTTTTAAAAACTCTTCTCCCGAAATGATGATGAAGTTCATGGAGAAAGTAAAATACATGTCAACAGAAGCCGGTCTTTCACCACAAAGTGTAGCACAAAGTGTAGCAGAATCGAGTGATGAGATGAAAAGATTTGCGGTTCACACAGAGAAGGGATATTCTAAGTTTGCTAAAATGGCTGTTACTGCTGCAAAAATGAACACATCAATTGGAGCAATGGTAAAATCTATGGAAAAGTTTAGATCAATTCAAGACGCAGCAGAAGCATCGGTTGATTTTTCTTTGATTGGAATGAATGTAAACGCATTGCAATTAATGGCAGACGCAAGAAGAAACAATCCAGATAGAATTTTTTCTGAATCATTAAAACACCTTAGTAAATTCACAGATTCCCAAGGAAGAATAGATCCCGGTGCATATGAAATTGCGAACGCTCTGGGTGAAAAATTAGATATGTCGATGGACGAATTGCAAACTGCATTAGATAGACAAAGAAAAAAGGGAGATAAAGCAGCCCTAGAGCACTATAGAAATGTCAAGAAACAAGCACAAGAACAAAGAGCAGTTCAAGAAAGACTTGGAACTGCAATGTGGAGCATTCTTGCAAAATTAACACCAGTGTTTGAAAAACTTGCTAAATTTTTGGATAGCAAATTGGCACTTCCAACTCTTGGATTATTAGCTGGTGGTGTTGGACTGATGAATCTTATACCAAAAATTGGCGTTGCAAAAATGATGTGGAAGAAAACAAAATTGCAGGATCTTTCTTGGGGAGACTATATGGATAGAAATAGAAGAACTGGACCCGGTAGGAGAGCTCCAATTAGTTTTCCACAGAGAGTTAGAAGAATGTTTGGAATGACAAGGATGCATGGGTTTGATAGAATTGATGCACCAAGGAGGGGAAGTCGCGGTAGAAATGCCAGGGGGTTGCCCGGTGATCTAATTGATCCAATCACAGGTCAAAGATCATCTCCAATAAGAAGAAGAGGTCCAGCAATAAATTATGCTGGGCAAGCACAGGCATTTTCTGCACAGGCAAAGCAAATGTTTGCATCTGGTGTGAGAATACTTTCATTTGCTGGTGCGATATTTGTTTTGGCATTGGCATTTAAGGAATTTTCAAAAGTTGAATGGAGGGGCGTTGGAACTGGAGTTACATCAATGACTGCATTCACGGCACTAATGCTTGGATTTAGTCGTTGGGGTGGAGATAAATTTACATATAAAGCAGCGGCATCATTTGGTGCTCTTGGATTGGCTATGAT